CTATGAAGGAGGAATAGAATGGCTAAAGTAAGTGTACATTTAGGGTTTACATTTAGGGTAGGTTCTTTGGATACAAATCAGTACAGTCGTATTGATGTTGATATTAGGGATATAGATACTGAACTGCCAGTAGAGGCTCAACTAGACGAAGCAGGACAAGCAGTTAGTAATATATGGGATGTGGTGCGTCATCATGTAGATGAGAAAATTGAGGATGTTCTAGGAGATAAGTGATAATGAGTGAAGTGGAAGTAGCCAGAGCAAAAGTGCTAGAGAATGTTTTGGCTGAACGTGAAAGACAAGATTCTATCTGGGGTGACCAGAGAGATAACACGGATGATATGTGGGCTTTAATCGCCCTTGAAGAATTTGGCGAAGTGGCGAAAGATATAAATGATGTTAAATTAGGGTCAGCATATACGGAAATTATTCAGGTTGCTGCGGTAATGGTAGCCTGGGCTGAATCTTTACGACGGAGGGGGGTAATGAAAAAATATGATTGATAATTCTTTAGATATTGTTCAAAATTTATTGAAGGACGATAAGTTAGGTCTACTAAGGGGGAATAATTCAGCCTTTGAGTTTACTAGAATTCCTTTTGGTATTCCTGCATTAGATAAACTTACTGGTGGTGGGATTCCTAAAAAACGTATGACAATGTTATACGGCCCTACTAATGTGGGGAAGTCTTATTTAGCTTCCCAAGTCGTTGCCAGGGCACAAGAAGCTGGTGGGACGGCTGCATGGATAGATACTGAGTTATCTTGGGATGCTGGTTGGTCTGCTAAATGTGGGATAGATGTAGAGAATATATTAGTGTCTCAACCATCTAATGGAGAACAAGCTTTAGAAACAGTGCGGAAGTTAATGGATGCTAAAGTTGATGTTATTGTTTTAGATAGTATTGCGGGGCTAGTCCCAGCAGCCGTTATGGAAGAGGGGTTTGATTATAATCCAATGGCGTGGCAAGCTCGTTTTGTTAATACTTCTCTTCCCAGAATTTTGGCACATCTAAAAGAAGGCTCTGCCTTTGTAGCCATTAATCAGGTTAGAAGTAGTATGGGGCCTGTAGCGTTGGATGCTATGCCAGGGGGTATGGCTCAGACATTCTTCTCCCATTTCTTGCTACAAGTTAGAAGAAAGGGGTGGATAGAAGAAGGAAAGAATAAGGAGAAAGTAGGTTTTGATATGGAAGTACGTTTACGTAAAACTAAAGCGGGAGGAGAGAATTGGAAGTCTGCTATAATACCCTTTAGGGTAGAAGGGGGCATTGATGTAACTGAGAGCTTCATTAGAGAGGCTTTAGAGATGGGGGTAGTAACTAAGGCTGGCCCGTGGTATTCTTATCAGGATGCTAAAGTAATGGGAATGAATGGACTCAAAAATTATTTCCTTGAGAATCCTGTAGCATTGGATGAGTTGAAGAATGCGGTATCTCCCTAAAGACTACACTACGCAAGAGAAACTAATTGCTGATGAATTATCTGAATTAGGGCTTAGATATGACCAACAAGTAGATGTGTATCCCTATACAATTGATTTCTTTGTCCCTGAATTGGGTTTAGTAATTGAAGCAGATGGGATTTATGGACACCTACGAAAACGAGATATTAAACGTGATGGAGATTTGATGCGTATTTTTGGTATTGAGAATGTACTCCATATTAAAGATAGCACCAAAGAAGGAGTTAAAGATACATTATGTCAGGTATTAAAAAACTTTCCTCCTTAAGACAAGGAGACTCAACTCCCCAAAAGACATTTTCTGAGGAAACATGGTTAATCAAATCTTTAGAAAGTTCATTGGGTGGGCCGCAAAGAAAAAACAGAGAGGGCGTGTTTTATCCCTCCATGTTAGGTAGCTATTGTATGAGGTTGCTTTACTTAGCATATAATGGTTTGTTGCCAGAACAAGTCATTGATGATAATGTACAACGGATTTTTGATAATGGTAATTTTTTAGAGGAGAGGATGGCAACATATTTTACTAAGATGGATATACTTTTAGATAGGGAGATTGAAGCAAAGTTTGATAATCCCCCCATTTCTGGAAGAGCAGACTTCTTGTTAAAACATGCAGATTATGATAAGATTGGGTTAGAGTTAAAGTCGATTAACGATAAAGGTTTTGAAGCATTAAAAAACAGACCTAAGAGGGAACATACGGTACAGTTGCAAATCTACTTACATATTCTAAAGTTGCCTTATGGTGTAGTTTTATATGAAAATAAGAATAACCAAAAATTAAAGGCTTTTGGAATGCTTCCAGACCAAGATATATGGGCACAAATTTTGAAGAAGTGTGAGGATGTAATGCTTATGATGGAACCACCCTCACGTTGCTCTGGCCCCCAGTGGTGTAATTGTAGAAGCTATGGAGGGTGATATGCAAAAGCGTACTGTAGAAACAGCTTTAGATAAGGCCAACGCTTTTTTAGCGGATTTGATTGTTCCCACATTTAAGATGAATCTAGACCAGGAACCAGCGTTAGATTTTTCTAATTTAATGGATGCAGATAGGAAAGATTTAGAGGAATTTCTATCTGTGTATGGTGGGTACAAAGCTTACTTAGAATGTCAAGTAGCTGATGTAGAAGCCAAAAAAATGGCTTTGGAATCATATTTTGATGAAGGATATTCAAAAGCTATTTATAGAGTTAATGAGGAAAGGGAAAATGAGGGGCGTAAAAAATTAACTAAAGAGGAGGTGAGGGGGGCAGTCCTAGATAAGTATGAAGAATTGTGGGAACTGAGACAAACTTTAATTGAGTATGAAACTATCTATACTAAGGTTAAAGGATTGTTGATAGCTTATACATCAGCTTTTAATGCTGTGTCTAGGGTAGTGGCTTTAAGAACATCCCCCATTAGTGCTTATGGATAAGGAATATTTTCTTGGGTTAGACTGTTCTACAAAGGCGGTACATGGAATTGTATTAGATGAAGTAGGAATTTTACAACAGAAATTTAAATGGAGTAGTACAGATTCTGATTTCAATGTCAGATTCGTCGCAAATTCCCAAAGTTTTTTGGAAGACCTCAGTAAAATTAAACTAACATATCCTAAACTTAGTGTGGCTGTGGAAGCCCCTATTTTTATACAAAACCCCAGAACTACTATTCAGCTTTCAGCTGTGATATATACGATATTTTTTGTGTGTTGTATGAAAGGATTGGCTCCTATGTTTATTGAGAATACTAGGTGGAAGAAATATGTTTTGGAGAAGGGAAATGTATCAAAGAAGCAAATTGCGGATTTTGCTCAGATTTTTTGGAAAGCAGATTTTGGGGAACAGGATTGGGCCGATGCTGCTTGCATAGCTTTGTGGTGTCGCTTTGATGTTTTAGGGGAGGATATATGAGTTTATCATTTTATATGAAAGGTAAGACTGAAACTAGTGTGGAGTATGTAAATAAATTACCTAAGGGTGTGACTGCGGAAGAATTTAAAAAGAAATATGGGGTGGTAGTGTGGTGTGACTACTTTGGTTGTAGGAATAATGTTCGGATAGAGGATACACAACGCACTACTGGAACACTTCTAAAGCTCCGGGGGTATCAACCCCTAGGGACAGATGCGGGAGTATGGAGAGGATTATGTACTAGGGGGGAAATAGGGTTGAAATATGTTGGAGATAAACCAGTATGTTTCACTGCTGCGGTTAATAAAACAGGGCATGTAAGCTTTGCTGGCCTATTACAATCAGATGGCACCCCCTATGGTGGTAGTATTGAATCTCAAGGTATGCCAGACCATAGTTTTGATATACCGTCTCAATGGGATAAAGAGGATAAAGCACCCCGTAAAGGCATTGTACGGCCTAATTTAAAAGAGTATGAAGTATAGGAGAGGGTAGTATGCCCAAGACATTTCCATTACCAGTTAAAAACAAAGCCCTGGAATTGTATTTACAGGGTTATTCATCTAAAGATGTGGCTGACTCATTACGCACTGAGTTCTCTAATAACGTCACTCAATCTACTGTATATGCTTGGATTAAAGAGGGCGAATGGGAACTCAAGAAAAACGAAAATTATACCAATGGATTGGTTAAGATTCAAGAAACTGAAGGACAGAAACTAAACCGTATTCAACAAGAACATTGGGATAATTATGGGGATTTGAGACAGAAAGCTATTCATGAATTAGAGCATTTGCCGTTTGATAAAGCTTCAGATGCAGCCAAAGCCTTAGACTTAGGAATCAGGGGAGAACGGCAAGTGATGGAAGGTTTGGTAAACCTTCAATTTGTTCAGAGCGTATTAGAGGTATTGGTTGATGAGATAAAAGATGAAGAAGTATTGCGTCGAATAGCTCTGAAACTAAAGACTTTAATTCGCTCAGAGGAGACAAAAATAGTATGACAACAGAACCAAAAGTAACAACTTTTGCAGACGCTTTTGATAGGCTTTCTTCAGGACTATTAATTTCTCAATCTGCTGTACAAGTGGGGTCTTTCAAAGATTTTTTGCTTAATATCTGGGCACTTAGTTTTGAACACCCAGAGTATTTTAATGCTTGGCATGTAGGACAAGTGGCTGATGATGTTGAATATTGTTTAGCAGAAGGATTGAATTATTGTGCTGTCCTTCCTCGTTTTCATTTCAAGAGTACTGTTTTAGGCCACGCATTTAGTGTTTGGTCATTGTTGAAATCTCCTAGAGATTCTGCTGTATTATATTTATCGTATAGTGATTCTATGGCGAAGTATCATATATCTGAAATTAACAAAGCCATTGCTAGAAACCCAATTCTTTCTGAGTGGATGGATAACCGTTCTCCAAAAGCAGATTTTTCTGCTCGTTATTATGTTAATAAAAAGCCTATGGACATAAGGCATGGCGGTCTTTTTTCATTTAAGAGAGGTATGCATGTTAATGGTGCTTTGATTGCAGATGACGTTTTGCGTGACCCAGAAAACCCTTTGAACATTGGACAGGTTACTAAAGTAGAAGACCACTTTTTAACTGAAAGTATGTTCATTCCTTTGAAGGGCACACCTATTATTGTGTTGGGTACGCCAATGATGCCTGGAGATTTGTTGGATAAGTTAAAGGAGGATGATAGATTTTTCACTAGGGTACTACCAGCCCTAGACCCAGTTCCTGGGCGTAGAGTACTAATGCCAGAGTTATATAGTGAGGATTGGTTGTTACAGCAGCAAAGAGCTAGACCTAAATCTTTCGCATCAGAGTTTATGCTCCAACCACATTTTACTACTGAGTCTTATTTTGAAGAGACAGATATTAGTAAGTGTGAGGATGAAGGACTTAAAAATTATTCAGCATATAGGAAATATCATAAAGCAGAGAATGCTAGGCTCTATGCTGGCTTTGATGTAGGAAAGAAACGACACCCCTCACATCTAGTTATCTTTAAAAAAGAGGGTGAGTATGTTACGCAAATTCATCAGTCTTGGTTAGATGGGTGGAATTATACGGCTCAGATAGAGTATTTAAATGAGATTGTAGAGAATTTTGATATTGAGAAGGGGTATATAGATAATACTAGGGGGGAATTAGAAGATAGAGGATTGGATAGTACTTGGTGGCCTATGACATTTACTCAGAAAAGTAAAAATACTATGGCGCAAGTGTTTGAGGAAAAGGTTCATTCGGGCCATTTGAAATTATTTAGGGATGCTAGACAAACGAACCAAATTCTTTCTGTTAATAATGAGTTGAAAGCTCCTGAAACACCTCAAGGACATGGGGATGCTTTCTTTTCAATTTCCATGGCGTTGATGGCTTTGCATGAAAGCGACATTCATGGAGTAACTGACGTAGGGAACTTGTTTGAGTTAATAGAACCTGATATAATGTCTAGAACAGGGGCAGAAGCTTTAGCTGATGTGAATGCGATGGGAGGAGAGACTCAAGAAATGTGGTT